CAGTAATGGAGGATCAGTCTCTATGATTATAGTTCCCGGTTGCCGTCTTTTAGTTCGGCCCCTGAAGATTGAAGATCATGACAAGGTAGTTCGTAGTGCAATGGCTAGTGGTATTGTACTTCCTGAGCAAGACAAACGCAAGATGCAAAGTAATATGGATCAAGGGTTTGTTCTCCAAATTGGTGCTAAAGCCTCTCTCGATTATATCGAAGGTGTGGAACTTGGTAGCAAGATTGGTTTTGCTAAGTTTGGTGGTAAGTTTATTACTGATCCAGACACAGATGAGACACTACTTGTGATTAATGACGAAGACGTTATCTGTATTATTAAGGAAAATAATGACAACTGAAAATAAAGAGATTGTGGAACAAGTTCCTGCATCCGAAGTAGTAGAACAAGAGGCCGCTGCTCCAGCAGCACTCACAGCAACTGAACAACGTGCACTAGAGATGGGTTGGAAGCCCAAGGATCAATTCTCTGGTGATGAAGATGATTTTATTGATGCCAAAGAATTTGTCCGCCGACAACCTCTGTTCGATAAGATTGAGGCACAGAACCGACAGGTAAAACTGTTGAACAAGTCTATGCTACAACTTAAGGAACATTATACAAAAGTTAACGCCGCTTCTTATGAGCGAGCATTAGCGGACCTAAAGTCACAGCGTAAGGACGCAATTGTCAATGGAGACGGCGAAGCCTTCAGTCAAATTGACGACAAGATTAAAGAAGCTGAAGCCCAGAAAGCAGAGCTTGATGCGATTAGCACTCCTCAGGAACAGGTAGAAGCACCAGAGTTCCAATCATGGAAGGCACGCAATCAATGGTATGGTAGTGTTAAGTATATGCGCGCTTTTGCGGATGACGTAGGACTTAATCTCCACTCTCGCGGGTTGTCACCAGAACAAGTTCTCCTTGAAGTGGAGAAAGCTGTACGTAAGGAGTTCCCTGAGAAATTTAGGAACCCTAATAGAGAGGCTGCTATTTCTGTAGAAAATGGCCGTGGTCAAACCACTAAGTCCAAAGATACTTTTGTTCTCACTGATATGGAACGCAAAATTATGAATGATCTTGTTCGCTCCAAAGCAATGACTAAAGAAGAGTATATCCAAGGCATTAAAGAAACCAGAGGTACTCCATAATGGAAACAAAAACCTTGAGCACAAAGACGCTGACAGAGCGTCCTAAGAGGATTCCCCTAGCTGCCCGTAATCGGCTGAATGTTAGGGATCAAGACCCCAATTACGTCTATCGAATTGTAAACGCGAATTTAGAATCTGACCCCGACCGCGTGCTTGCGTTACAAGACGCAGGGTACGAAATTGTACCTAAAGCAATTGCTGGTGAAGTGGGTGATAAGCGCGTTGACAATACGTCAGCACTCGGTTCTGTTAGGGAAATTTCTGTAGGTGGTGGGACAAAGGCAATCTTAATGCGGCAACGCAAAGAGGATTACCAAGCGGACCAGGATGCCAAACAACAGCTATTGAAGCAACAAGAAGACAGTGCCCATAAACACGCTGATTACGGTACTATGGATATTTCTACAAAGAAGTCTCCAGACTAATCCTTAATTGGCGTAATTTAACGAAAGAAGAATTATGGCCAATACATCCAAAATTCGTGGCTTCATCGCCGTAAAGCACACTACTGGTGCGCCTTACAATGGTCAAGCCAATCTATATGCAGTTGCTGCGGCTGACGCTACAGCACTGTTTGTGGGTGATCCGGTCAAGCTAGATGGCAGCGCAAATGCTGCTGGTGTTGCAACCGTTTCAAAGGCTACAGCAGGTGCTTCGGTACTTGGTGTAATCGTTGGTCTAGTTACAGCAAAGCTTGATCCAGTAACCGGCGCTATGTCGGCTGGTTCGATTGCTCTTGATACTCCTCAGTTCCGTGCAGCTTCAACCGCTGCGTATGTTCTAGTTGCTGATGCACCCGATGTCGTTTACGAAGTCGAGGCTGTCACTGGCGCTAATGCTGCGTATGCTTTCCTAGCTGCTGATACCGGCCTAAACGCCGATTTGGCAACTGTCGCAGGATCGACAACAACCGGCGTCTCTGCCGCCGCGCTTGATATGGCTACAAAAGCCGCAACAGCTACACTACAGTTCAAGATTCTTGGTGCTGTTCCTCGTGTAGATAATGAGCCCACTGGCAACTCCACTAAACTGCTTGTTAAGATTAACAATGCTGTTATGGGTGGTGGTACCGGCGCAACTGGCCAGTAATAGGGAGAATAGACAATGAGTGGAATTATCACTAGTTCTAGTTTTGCCAAAGCCCTATTCCCTGGTGTCAATAAGTGGTACGGTGACGAGTACAAAGAGTTTGCTGTTCAATACGACAAACTATTTGAAAAGCACACATCACGGCGTCAGTTTGAAGAGGACGTTGGACAATCGATGTTCGGCCTCCCATCCGTCAAGGGTGAGGGTGCTCCGATTACATTCGATTCAAGCCGTCAAGGTTTCACATCACGATACAACCATGTGGTTTACGCCCTTGGTTTCATTGTTACCCGCGAAGCGGTGGACGATGACCTGTATGACGTGATTGGAAAACAGAAGGCCCGTTCGCTTGCTTTCTCAATGCGTCAAAACAAAGAGATTATCGCAGCTAACATCTACAACCGTGCGTTTAATACTTCCTATGTCGGTGGTGACGGTGCAACCCTCATCGCTTCGGCTGGTGGCGGCGGCTCTGCTTCACACCCGAATATTTCTGGTGGAAGTCGTACAAACGGTGTAGCTACTGCTGTTGACCTTAGCGAAGCTTCTCTTGAACAAGCCAACATCGATATCCGTGGTTATACAAATGATCGCGGCCTGAAGATCAATGCTAGGCCCATGAAGCTTATCATTCCAAAGGAATTGATGTTTGAAGCTGTCCGTATTCTCAAGACTAATGACCGTCCAGGTACAGACCTGAACGATCTGAACGTTCTAAAGACAATGGGCATTATTCCTGAAATCGTGGTCAATGACTACCTTACTGATCCGGATGCTTGGTTCATTCGTACCGACATTAAGGATGGTCTAAAGTACTTCGAGCGTGATGCTGATTCATTCGGTGTTGACGAAGACTGGGATACAGAGAATGCTAAGTATAAGGCTCGTAGTCGGTTCAGCTTTGGCTGGTCAGACTTCTATGGCATTTACGGCAGTCCTGGCAGCTAAACCCTAAGGGGCTTCGGCCCCTTTTTTAAAGGAGATTAGACATGCCTAGTTTTACGGCTAATCAGATTGGCCTGAGTTATCCAAAGACACGGGAACTTCTTACAAAGATTGTTCCTATTGCACGAACAGATGCATCAACTCTCAAATGTGTTCTACCAAAGGATGCAGTTGTTATTGGTGTAGATGTGTACCAAACCGCTGCTGCGGTAACTGGTGCTGGTGCTTTCAGCCTTGGATGGTCAGGTGCCACAACTGCCCTAGTCAATGCGTTCTCAATGCCTACCTCAACAGTAGGTCTTGCCCGTGTTGGTGCGGCGGCTGGCTCACAACTCTTTGTGAAGCTAACGGCTGATCGGGGCATTGTTGCTTCGTACACAGTCGGTACTTCAACTGCTGGCGGCACAGGATATGTTGTACTTTCGTACTTCGTTCCTGGCGCTCAAGAGCAAGTAGACGACTAACCAACGGGCTCCCTTCTGGGAGCCCCTTTTATGGACAAAATATGACTAATGTAACCCGCGTCGTTCCTCTTAAGACTGCACATGTAAACGTTGGCGCAAATCCGGCAGCCACAGGTAATACAACTATTGCCGCAGCCGAGGCTGGTGCGCGTTTTCGTGTCCTGGGAGTAGCAATGATTAGTACCCTTGCTAACTCTGTAAAATTTCAATCAAATACTACAGACATTTCTGCCACGTTTCCTTTAGGGGCTAACGGTGGTTTTGTGCTTCCTTTTAATGAGCATGGTTGGTTTGAAACTGCTCTGGGTGAAGCCCTAAACGTAAATCTTTCAGTAGCAACTGCTACTGGAGTACAGGTTCAATTTATTAAACTACTGAGCTAATATGTGGAATCCTTTTAAACCTAAAACAAACACATCCGTCATTTCATCAGATGTTACTAAAACTCAGTGGCGACGTAATATGTGGGTGATGACTCCTGATGGGGTGGGTGTGTTACAAGAGATGCGTCCTGATAAATATGTTTCACATTTAGTGGATAAAGATGGATTAACCCTTTCATCCGCAGAGCATTATCCTCAAGATGTACGTCAGGCTAAATGGATGGAAATTCCAGCGTTCCGTCGTCAAGTTTCTGATGACGTTGCCAAACATCTAGGATACTAACATGCCATTAAACGTACCTAATACCGGCGAAAACATTGCTCTTGAGGCTCTTGTAAATAAGACCGCCGCTCAAAACCTTGTTCTTCGTTTATATTCAAATAACATTACCCCTTCCGATACAGATGTAGCAGGAACATACACAGAAGCTACTTTTGCTGGGTATGCCTCCATTACTTTAGTAGGGGCCACATGGAACGCTGCCGCTGCGGGATCAATTGCATATAGTGCTCAACAAACCTTTACACGATCTTCAACAGGAACCCTGGAAAATATTTATGGGTACTATTGTACTCAACTTGCTTCTGGTGTTTTAGTTTACTCAGAGCGCGACGGTGCTGCTCCTTTTGCTATTACTAACTCAGGGGATAACGTTAAAATTACCCCAACTATCACGGCAGATTAATGGCTATTACTACCTGGGACGGATATATCGCATCGGCCAAACAACCTGTTAGTATTGTTAAAACTACTAGTAGAACTGCTGTAGCCGCGTCATGGTTTTCTATTTTTGATTTAGCAGGTAATCCCGGAGCAGGTGTTTTAGCTGGTACAAGCACCACAACTGGAGTAGTTCCTACAGATGCCACAGTAGGTATGCCAACCATTAATGCTTTTGGTGGCGGTGCTACTGGACATCTAGCCCAAGTAGAGTTTGGGTCTAGTGTGGCATGTCGCCTTAAATTATGTGATTTATTGTGGAAAGCAGGTGCTTACGCGTTTAATGCAAATACTACGGGTCAAACACCTACAAGTTTTTCTTCCCGAGTTCCCTCGGGAACTGACTTTACTGATACACAAATTTGGCTTGAGCAAGTTACTGCTGGAACGGGTATTCAAAACGTAGCTGTGACTTATACTAATCAAAGTGGAACTGCTGGTAGAACCACAGGAACAATTGCAACAGCCGTAAACATTGTTGGTCGTATGTGGCAACTTCCATTACAAGCTGGGGATACAGGTGTACAAGGCGTCACAGGTGTTGTAGGTTCTGTTGCCACAGTAGGAACATTTAATATATTAGTATTAAAACCTGTTTGGTCAGGCCGCGTTAAAACTGCTAATGATGGAGATGTCCATGATTTAGCAAAAACGGGTATGCCTATTGTTTATGACACAAGTGCGCTTAAACTTATGTGTGCCCCCGATTCTACTGCCACTGGTATTCCTGAAATAGAACTAGTTATTGCTAACGGATAAGTATATTTAATGGCCTCTGATGTCTTCACCGGCCTAGCTGCCGGAGCAAACCTATCGACGCGCTCGCCGTGGGTGCAGAAGACTGGCGCCATCACCGGCGAAGCGGCTGGCGGGCAGGTCAGGCCGAATTCTGCGGCCCCGGTAGATTCCATCTACCGCTATGAAAGCGGCACATGGGACGCTGATCAATCGGCAGAGTGCGCAGTTGCCTGGACCGGTAGCACCACCTCGTGCATCGGCCCGGCGATCCGCCTGAGCGCCACAGGAAGCGGCTACGGTCTGATCGTCTCCGAGACGGGGACCATTTTTCTAAACCTGTACACCAACGGCGTTTTCACCGGCGCTCTCTTCTCGACTTCCGGCGTCGCATCGGGATCGGTCATCAAGCTGCAAGCCATCGGAACGACCATCAAGGCGTTTGACGATGGCGTCGAGATTTTCAGCGGCACCGACGCCACGCACGCGACTGGCAGCCCGGGCCTCGCCGCCTATCTGAATTCCGCCACGATCTTTGCCGACAACTGGTCGGCGTCTGGGGACTCCGCAGTAGTAAAGCAACCTCCTTGGGCGGGTTTATATGGAAGGGGTGGTTATAGAAACATACCACGTATGTTTGGTAAGTGGCCTGGAAGTAAAACCAGTGGTTTTATCGGTCAAGATGCCATCTTTTTTGATGCTATTGCTGGGGGAGGCACTACCTTTACAATTACTCCCACAGGAGGACTTGTATTTTCTGGAACAAACGTAGTTTCTAGAGGAAGACGGTTTAATCCGTCAAGTGGACTTGTATTTAGTGGTACTACGCTAACTCAAAGAGGAAGACTATTTAATCCTTCTGGGTCAATAGTATTTAGTGGTACAACTACTAATGTAAGAAGCAGACAAATTTCTCCAGCAGGAACTGTACTATTTAGTGGTACCGCTCCCATTACATTTACCTCTGGAGGAGGTAGTTTTGTTATTACTCCTTCCGGTGGTATTACTTTTAGTGGCAGTAACGTTTTAATTAAAAGTAAGGTTTACTTACCCACAGGGGGTTTAATTTTTAGTGGAACGGCTTCTTTTTCACGAGGGCGCATTATTTCATCTTCAGGTGGTTTAGTATTTTCTGGAACAACAGCATTTATCAAATCTAATTTTTATGAGCCATCAGGAGGAGTTGTTTTCTCAGGCTCAGCCCCTATGATATTTACACCAGGCGGTGTACTTGGCGGGACATCAACAAAATTACCGCTCACTGGGGCTGGTACAACTTAACGGAGACTTTATGCCTTTAACTAATACAGATGTAGATGCAGCTATTCCAGTAGCAGGAATACCTTCTAGAAGCCTTACTAATGCGGCACTTAAAACATTAATTACTGATGTCGCAGCAAAAGCTGAGAGCGGTCACTCTCATAGTGGGCTTGCGCCTACCGGCGGCACTGCTGGTCAAGTACTAAAGAAAATCGACGGTACGGCTTACAACTATTCGTGGCAGGATGATGCTACCGGCTCTGGTGGAACTGCGGCATCTCAAGCAGAAGCTGAGGCGGGGGTAGAGAATACAAAGTTTATGACTGCTTTACGTTCAGCCCAGGCAATTACATCCCGGGCTGTCGCTGTGCCTCTGACTGGCTATACGGCAGGCGCAAATACCTCCATTGCTGCCACAGACACCATCCTTGCAGCCTTTGGAAAGACTCAGGGACAACTCAACGCCAAAGCAGACTTGCTGACGCCATTTGCAGAAACAGGCACGTCATTTACTATTCTTAACGCTACGCATGCTAGAGACGGCACGGCAACTAACGCGGCGGCTATTACCGCATCATTTGACTTTACAGGCATGCCTACCGGAGCCAGCGGCGCGATCCGCCAAGGCGGCGCAGGCGTTGTCACACTCTCAGGCGCGCCCATTGGTGGTGGAAGCGTCACGTACAGTTATGCTCCTGGCGTCACAGCTAGTCCAACCACGGCAGGCCTTGGTGGTACAATCGCATGGACCTACTTAGGCGGCACGAGCGTTCTGATTGAGTATCGCTCACAAACTTCTGCTGGTGGTAGCTCTAATACTCATTATGTTTCTAACATGACTGAAGTAGTCATGGCAGCAGATACAACAGAACAAACCCTCCGTAGTTTAACTGTTCCACTAGCTAATATAGAACTAGGTTCTATTATTGAAACAGTGGTTATGCTCTCTCGTGCCACCAGCCCGCCTACTGGCGTGGACGTGTTCCGCATCTACTTCAACGGAACGCTGGTTCAAACTATTTCGTTGGCTGCTGCTGGAAACCGTCGCTCACGAGTATGGAATCAACGGTTCTTTGTTACTGCCCTAGCCGCAAACGTGGCTACTGTCAAGTGTTCCACGGTGAGTTATCCTGATGACTCCGAAGTGCAAGATGGAGTGATTGCTTCTTACGCTGGTATTGATATTTCTGCTGGACTTACCGTTCAGATTCGTGCACAAAAGGGTGTTGCAGGAGAAACAGTAACTCTTAACGCAGCTAGTGTTACAACACAAAAAGTTTAATAATGATTAAGCCGAGATTAAATACCATTAATCGTTTTTTACAAAGAGGGTTTGTTGGTATTCCCTTTCTTAAAAGAAAGTTTCGTAATTCAAGACCAGGCTCAAGTGGCGGTGGAGGAGGGGCGAGCGGTAATCTTGACAGTTTCAATGACGTTCTGAACCTGACGCAGATCACCGACTTCGCCGGAATCATCCCGTTCATCAACCGCATCAAGTGCTCAAACCGCCCTTGGAATGATGGCACGATCAACATTCCAGAGACGGGAGACTCGCGCGTCAATTCGAACTACGAAATTGCCGCGCTGCCACCGGGCCAGACGCTGACGCGCTATCAGTTCGTCAACCTCGAAGCCTTCGACCAAGCCGGCTACGTCATCGTCAAGGCGGGCACGTACACGCTCAAGTGGGACGGTGCCTGCGTGGTCGATGTGATCAACGACGCAACGGGCATCAGCACCGTTGGCAACGTCACCACGTTCACCTTGAGCGACACGACGACGCACCTACTGCAAGTGCGCGTGCGCAACCTGACGGGCTCGAACGCCAGCGCGACCAACATCCGCATGGTGCACGCCGACCACGAGGCCGCGTTTGTGGCGGGCGAGATTCTTGACCCCGACTTTGTGACTTGGGTCAACACGCACACTCACGCGAAGGCCACGCGCTACCTCGATTGGCAGAACGCGAACTTCGGTGCGGTGACCAACGCCGCCGATCTGACGCCGCTGACGCATATCTCCTGGTGCCAAGACCTCGGCGGCTGCCCTCCCGAGATCATCGGCGAGATGGCGAAGAAGACCGGGAAGAACATCTGGACGGTGATGTGGCGGCTTGCAACCGATGCCTGCATGACTTCGTTCTACACGCGGGTGCTGGCCGGTGCAGGAGGCTCTTGGACCGGGAAGATTCTTGTCGAAGGCATCAACGAGGCTTGGAACGGCTCATTCCCCGGCTCGGCGTACCTGCACAGCACCTACTACACGACGATCACGCTGCGCGACGCCAGCGACACCATCGTCACGAGCAACGGCACTGACTTTTTCGTCGAGCGCCTGAACAGCAGCTATGCACACCACTCGATGCGGTGCTGGGCTGCGGCTGACGCGGTGTTTGGCTCAGGCAACGTGGTCCCCATCGGCTCGACTCAGACCGGCTTCCCGGCCGTGATGTCGCAGTGGCCGCGCTGGTTCCAGACCGGCTTCCAATCCGGGCAGCGTGCGCGCGATCCGCTGAACGCCCGTGGCCGGGTCGTGATGACCAACTACTTCTCGATCTGGTCAGCCGAGAACGCCGCAGGACGCACCGGGCGGCAAATGTGCGAGCAGGACTACGGCAACGTCGCCGATGCGACCTGGCTCGCCGCGTGGAAGACGCACGTCGATCAGCACGTCACGGACTACTGGGGTCCGAACATCTCCAACTTCGTGGCCAGCGGCTACACCGGCAAATACTTCATGTACGAAGGCGGGTGTCACGACTTCGTGGACACGCAGGACAACAGTGCGACCGGGTGGAGCGCTTTCTCTGGGGTGGTCAACACGGGCGACAACACGCTCGACATGGGCGCATTCGGCGTTGCCTGGCTCACCGATGGCGATGTGGTGAAGCCCTCGCACGTCACGCTTTCCAACAGCGTGCCGAGCTTCGATCAACGCATGTGGGCGCGCAAGATTCCGGCGACGACAAAGATCAGGCTCTACCCGTCGCTGGGCGCGTACACGGCCGACAGTGGCAACACGGGCGCGGGTGCTGCAACGCTGTTGAACGTCACCGCCACGATGGTCAACGTGACGCGGCACGACAGCCTCTCGCTCAAGATTTTCAACTTGAACCAGGGTGCGGTGGGCCTTGATTTTCACGAGTACCAAGTCGGCCGCATGCGCGAAGTTGCACTGGACTTCCGTGGCATTGCGATCTACGCATGCCCGGCTCCCATGCGCCTCATGAATCAGCGCTTCACGTACTGCTTCAACAGCATCAGCCGTGGCATCTACGCGGGCACAGAGTCGGCGTCGATGGCCTACATCCGGGGCTTGAACATTGGCGGTGAGTAGTCGTTCTCATGGGCCGCTGTCGCGGGCTCTGACGAGTACCGCATCTACTACGGCACCGTCAGCGGCGTCTACATCGACTACCGCAGCGCTGACACGGCCTACAGCTCCGGCCGGGTTCGGCATTCCATAAGGGGCTTGACAGGGCATAATCATGGGCGAATTAGAACTTATTAAATATCTTTTACTAGGAGCGTTAGGTGTTATTAATTGGTTTATGAGAAAAACTATTAATAAACTTGAGACAGATGTAATTGATTTAAAACGTGAGATTGTAGATATCCAAATTCATTATTTACAAAAAGAGGACTTTACACTGTTCCGGCAAGAAATTAGAGATATGTTTGCTGAACTAAGAAACGACATTAAAGAGATTAAATAATGAGACGTGGTTGGAGAGCGATATGTGACCGTTGTGGCTTTGAATTCATGTCGTATGAGTTACGTAAGACATGGGATGGTCTTATGGTTCATGATGGTTGTTGGGAGCCTCGCCATCCCCAAGATTTTGTAAAAGCTAGAGTGGATCATCAAACAGTTCCTTGGGCACGCCCAGAACCTGATGATGTCTTTACTAATGTGTGTTATATAGAAGAACGTTCTTGTTATGCTGGTTTTGCTGTAGCAGGATGTACAATTGCAGGTAATCAGACGCAAAGTGCAGCCTTCTTAAAAGAATTAAAGGAAATTGCATAATGGCCACTTCTGGTGAAGTAGTTTTTGAATTAACACGAAATCAAGTGATTAAGGCTGCTCTTCGTAAAATTGGAGCAATTGCTAAGGGACAGGAACCTGATACTGAGGACTATGATAATGCTCAACAAGCTTTAAACTCTTTAGTAGCAGAATATCAGACTTATGGAATGCCCTCTTGGAAACGAGCACAATTAAATCTTATTGTTACTCCTGGACTAAACTCATATATTTTTGGAGCACTATCTGTTACTTCTGGCGGAGTATATTGGGATGGTGGTGTTACATGGGATGGTGGTGTTTTATTTGATGGTGCGGCTGTTACGTCTGGTATAGATGTTGTTCCTTTAAAAATCCACAACATTATTCTTAGACAAACTGGTGGCAGCGCTCAAGAAGTGTTTGATATGGCAAGAAAAGAATTTAATCTTTTAAACACCACTTCTACTGGAAAACCAGTTCAATATACGTATCAACCTTTTATTAATTCTGGGGAACTACGTATTTGGCCTATTCCTGACAACACTTACACACTAGAGATTACATACCAAGAGCAGCATCAAGGCTTTACGGCGGGAACAGATACACCTGACTTTACTCAGGAATGGCAGAATGCCTTAGTATTTGGTTTGGCTTCTCTCCTTGCTCCTGAATATGGAGTACCTATTCAGGATAGACAATACTTAGATAAACGTGCTGAACAGCATTTGGATATCGCAAAGAACTTTGACTTTGAAAACACATCCATGTTTTTTCAGGTTGATAGGAGAGAGTAATGGCTTTCAGTAAAACTCCTGAACAGAGTACTTATCAGACTAAACAAATTCGTTTAGTTAAAGAGCTTAACAGCAGGGGAACTTTATCTACTAGAGACGAAGACTATTTAAACGTTTATCCAGAAAGCGTTAAGAATAGAAACACTAAAGAAGATGAGACTATCTTAATAAAGAGAGACGGCTCCACTTCTTTTATTTCTTCTGTAGCTGCTGAAGACGTTCGTGGAATGTACTACTGGCTGGCATTAGATAGATTGTTTGTTGTTGTAAATAATGATATTTATACTTACAGAGCCAGCACTGGTTTGCTTTTAGGCACTAATTTAAATGTGTTGTCTACTACAACAGGTTCAGTAGGTTTTACAGAGTTTTTATACGACAGTGGAGATTTTAGAGTAGTAGGTACCGATGGTACAACACTATTTACTATTAATAGTGTTAATACTTATGCTGCCAGTGTATCTCCTGATCTTCCTGTTCCTCACCTTCCTTACCCAGTATTTTTAGACGGCTTTTTATTTCTTTTAAAGAAAGACTCTGCTGATCTTTATAATAGTAATTTAAACGATCCTCTTTTATGGACTGCGGGTGATTTCATCGCTGCTGAAATGCTTCCTGACAGGACAAATTGGTTATCTCGATTGAATAACTATTTGGTTGTTGGTGGAAGACAATCAATTGAGTACTTTTGGAATGCTGCCATAGCTACAGGAAGTCCTCTACAAAGGAACGACACTCCTATTAAACTTAGTGGGGTTATTGGTGGACAAGCCCAACACGGAAACAAACTGTTTGTTGTAGCCCAAAATGATATTTCTATTCCTGATGTATTTTTATTAGAAGACTTTAAAATGTCTTCAATTGGCACAGAAGCCATTCGTAGACACCTCTCTTCTTTTACTTTAGATGAGGCAGAAGATTTTATAGGAACGGTTGTTGCTTTTAATGGGCATCATTTTTACATACTTAATACGGGTACCCGTTGTTATGTATACGATGTAGAAAGCAAACTTTGGGCTCGTTGGGGGTATGGTTCTACTGAGAATATTGATTTTACTCATTGGATTAATGTACACAGTCCTACTGGATATACTACTCTTTTTGCTTTATCCGGGGCATCAACTATCTATAAAACATCT